TCATCTTATAGTATCTTTAAATGGTGTCATACAAAAGGCAGGATCATCTTTTACTGTAAGTGGCTCAACTTTAACTTTTAGTTCAGCATTAACAAGTTCAGATTCAATAGACTTTGTTTTAGCATTAGGAAATGTTTTAGACATTGGTACACCTAGTGACGGAACTGTGACTAACGCAAAAACAAACTTTGTATCTACATCAAGTGCCGCAGGTTTACAGATCAAAGGTGACGGAACTACTGACGGAACACTTCAGCTTAACTGTTCACAAAACAGTCATGGTATTAAATTAAAATCCCCTGCTCACAGTGCAGGTGCTAGTTATACTTTAACTTTTCCTACTACTGACGGAAACGCAGATGAGTTTTTACAAACAAACGGAAGTGGTGTTTTATCTTGGGCAAGTGCAGGAGGTATTACTGAGGCAGATTCTTGGAGAATTAATACTTCTTTTTCTATAGGTAATACATCTTTTAATGATCTAACTTCAAATTTAGAAAGAGATGACTCAACAGGATTTGGTTATTTAGGAACAGGAATGTCACAAAGTAGTGGTGTTTTTACTTTTCCAAGCACTGGTATTTATCTTATTTTTCAAACATGGACTACCTATGATAATGCAGATTTTGCTTGGTTTGAAGGTTTTATTAGAACAACTACAGATAATTCTTCTTATGCAACTCGTTCACAAGTATCAACTCATGTTGTTGGTAGAACTTCTGGAAGCCCAGAAATAACAGCAACTGGAATGTGTATGTTTGATGTGACTGACACTTCTCAATGTAAACTTCAATTTGGTTATCAATCAAGTGATGCTGCTACAAATGTTTATGGTGGAAATACAGCAAATGTGACATCATTTCAATTTATTAGATTAGGAGATACATAATGGCAAGACCAGAAACATTAGAAGATTATTTAGTTCAATTACATGGTGGTCAATGGTTTGGGTGGAGTGATAGTAATAATAAAATTTATGAAAATTTAATTATTCACGACAACACAAAAACAAAACCTACAAAAAAACAATGCACTGACGGATTAGCACAATTACAAAGTGATTTTGATACTGCAAAAACAAATAGAGAAAACAAAAAAGCATCTGCAATAACAAAACTTAAAGAATTAGGTCTTGATGATGATGAGATCAAATCCATAAAAGAGGTAGTGTAATGACATTAATTAAAATAAAATCAGAGTCTATGAATTTAGCTGATAACTATGCCTTTACAGGTACTGTGACAGGTGCAGGTGGTGGTGGACTTGTAAAAATTTCAACTTATTCTATTCCTGCAAACACAGTAGAATTTAATATAAATGGTATCTTTACAGCAGAATATGAAAATTATTTAGTTTTATGCTCTGCATTAGGTGTTCAAAATAGTAATGGATATGTTTCAGTAAGACTAAATAAAGCATCAGATAATAGCCATATAACATCTGGATATACTTGCACAGAAGTTGTTTATGAAGGTGGAGCAACAGGTAATCAAAGAAGCACTTGGAGAATGACTGCTAGAGCAGGAATGTTATATGGAACTGCAGGTGAACAAGCTAGTATTTTAGCTATGACTATTTACGCACCTTTTTTAACTGTTCCAACAAAATTTTCTTCACCTGTTCATTATAGAAACGAGAGTAATAGTGCTTGGAATGGTGGAATTAACACAGGTCATAATACAAGTAATGAATCATGTGGTGGATTAAATTTTGCAACAGATACTGGTGGTAGTCAATATTTTATACCTTCAACTGCCGCAAGTGGTGAAGCATCACAAATAGTAGTATATGGATATGAGAAATAATGGCACATAAAGTATTAGATTTTAATTTAGACGGAACTTATGTTGAAAGAGATGCAACATCAGAAGAACAACAATTTTTAAAAGAAAAAAAAGATGATAAGTTTAATGATTTGATGAGTTCTTTGAGAAATACAAGAAATAATTTATTAGCACAAACAGATTGGATAGTCACTAAAGCAAAAGAAACAGGTGGCACAATCCCTAGTGCATGGAAAACATATAGACAAGAACTTAGAGATTTAACAAATGGATTAACCACAGTAGAGGAAGTTGAGGCAGTAGAGTTTCCAACTAAGCCATAATGAGAAATGATTGGCTTATCTATTTCACTTCTTGTTGTTTAATATTTTTATTTTCTCTTTTAATTTGTACTCAAGTCAATGCTCAAAATAATACAGTCAGTTCAACTGTCACTGTAGATAAAACACCACCTTCAGCAATCTCACCTAGTGTAAATGCACAATCTGATCTATGCGTAGTTCCAGTATCAGGAGCAGTTCAATCAACTGTGATTGGTATAAGTGCAGGGAGTGTCTATGATTCGGAATTTTGTCAGGCAGTTCGCCTAAGTAAATTATTAGCCTCACTGGGCTTAAAGGTAGCTTCTGTTTCTATCTTGGCTCAGAATGATGCAAGAGTTTTTGATAGTCTTTGGTTAGCAGGTACTTATCCTCCAATAAATGCAAAAATTGGAATTGATGCAAAAGAAGAATGGTTAAAGCCTAAGAACGCACATCTTATTCCAGAGGGATCTAAAATATTTCCTAAAACAGAAATTAAACCAGTAGAAAATAAAGAAGGTGATTGGGATGCTCTTAAAGACTTTGGTCTTGTTGCTCTTAGTATGCTTCTCATCCTCTAATGCTTATGAGCAGCAGTATCAAGTTGGTGATATTGGAGAGAATGGCGGAACTATTATTTCAGTTGTTGTTCAAGAAGAACTCACTGATATACAAACAGAAGTTATTGGTGATTTCCTAGAAACCACAGAAATCTACACTTACACAGAAACAGTTATTGAAGAAGTAGAGCAAACTACTTACGAAACAGTCACCACAACTACAGAAATAAAAACAGATAATCTTTTAGATCAATACACAGATACCAATGTCAATGTAGTAGGTAATAATTATGGAATGACTGGTGCTGAGATTACTACAGGAAATCAATCTCAGGGCGGTGGCAGTCGTGTTTATGACATTGATTTAGACTATGACAATATTCAACAAATTGATTATGGCAGCAAAGTACATTCTCACATATCAAATCAAAATGTTCCGTTATGTGCTAACACATCAGGGGATTGTAAAGATGATTTTAAAATATCAGTAAGACTATATGAAGATGGTGTATTGAAAGAGCAATATACACATAATTACACTGGCATCAGTTGGGTAGGATCACAAGACTATGATTTTACACAGGATGTATCAAATATAGCTTTCAATAGTGCTGAGTTAGAATTATATGGGATAGATAGAGGATATCTTACTGGATATTATGGTGTTGGTTTTAGTGATATGTATTTTGATATTACCTATAATCAGATCAATGAAATCATCAATGAGATCATTAATAAAATAGAAGTTAAGTATGCTCTAAAGACAGAAGAATATATTTATAAATCTGATTATATTGCACCACCACCTGAAGAAATAATTGAGATTGAAGTTGGAGATGCACCAGAAGAAATAATTAGTTTTGAATTAGATAATTTTGTTGAAGATATTGAATTTGAAATTGATATCCAACCTACAGAAGAAATCCAAGAGATTGAGGTGGTAGAGGTTGAAGAAGTAAAATCAGAAGTAATGGAAGAATTTGAAAATATAGAGGAAGCACCTGAGGAAGTAGTAGAGGAAGTAAAAGAAGAAAAGCAGGAAGAAACAGAAGAACAAAAAGAAAAAGTGACACCGAAAGAAATCAAACAAAAGATCGCAAATAAAATTATGGCTTCTCAAAAAGATAAAATGTCAAATGATGCACAAACTACTCAATTAGCCCTGATGGTCATTTTAGCAGATGTTAGTTTTGATAGTTATTTAAGTATGCAAATTGCTGATGGTGAATTTTACAAAGATGTTGGTTTAGTAGATCAAAATGTGATAATAGATACTCAGGCAGGTATATTAGGGTATATGGATTACGGAACATTTAATGAAATGGTAGATAGTCAGTGGAAGTAGAATATCAAGGAATGAAATTTAAAGGTGGTAAATTCTTTATCATCTTATCTTTAATTGGTGCAATTATTGGTGGTGGGTGGACTTTATATCGTTTTTATGACGATTATTTAGAGATGAAGCAAAAAATTTTACTTTATACCGAGCCAGATTTAAGTTCCTATGATGAACACATAGCAGTCTTAAAATCAGAGGTTTCAATGATCCTAGATGAAGTGACATTACTAAATTCTGTCATAGTTGATCAAAAAAATACAATTAGAGATGACATCAAAACTATGAAATCTGATATTAGGCTACAAGATCGCATAATTAAAGATGTAGAAACTATGGTCAAAAACATGGATAGGCAGCTACATGAAGATTTAAAACTTTTAGAAGAAGAATTAGATGCTAATATTAAGAAAGCACTAAGCAATCCACTTGCAGGAGTTAAGTAATGGCTACAGAGAAAGAATTAGAAAAACAAATAAGAGAAATCAAAAAAGAAGTTAGAGAACTCAGAACACATAATCAGTTCTTGTTAGATAGGCTTGAAAAAGGTCACGAAAGAAACGCAGAATTAAGAAAACAAATGATGACTATGACATTTGATGATGTTTTGAAAACACAAAAAGAACTAGCAGAATATCAGGCTAAATTTAAGAAAGATCAAGAACTGCTAGAAACATTTGACAAACAAACAGAAGTAAAGTTAGATACCGCAGGGATAACAGATGGCGACACAAGCAGAGAAAATCAACAAGCTAGATAAAGAAGTAGCAGTCATAAAAAAAGATATTGAGATTATCAAAACAAATCATTTGGTGCATCTTGATCAAAAATTACGATCTGTAGAAAAAGTATTATGGACTGTTGGCATCTTAGTATTTTCAAATCTAATTATACTTCTTAGAGATATTATTCTTTGAAGATAGCCAGTATATTCCTTTTGGGATATATGTGCATATCAGGAGAGTGCATTTCCATTAACGAAAAACACAAATCACTTCAAGATTGTAAATTAAATGGAACTTATTTAAAGTTAATGCTAGATGAGCAAAATATTCGGAAATATTTTTTTGTTTGTATAGATGCAACAGAATACAAAGAAACATAGGAAGATCCTTGTCATTGGCGATACACATTTCCCCTATTCGCATCCTGAAGTTATAGAGTTCCTTAAAAAGCTAAATAAAAATTACAAGCCTGACACAATCATTCATATTGGAGATGAAGCTGATTATCATTCTCAAAATTTTCATGGTGTAGATCCTGACTTGCCTAGTGCCTTTGATGAATTAGAAGTCACTAAGTCTTGGATCAAAAGATTAGAAAAAATATTCCCTAAAATGACATTGTTGGAAAGTAATCATGGCAGCTTAGTATTACGCAGAGCCATAGCCAGTAAAATGTCAAGGCAGTTCATAAGACCATATAATGAGATATTAGAAGTTAATAAAAACTGGGTATGGAAAGATAAACACATCATAAAGACAGATAAGAATACAATTTGTTTTGCTCATCAGTTTTGCAAGGATATTGCAAAGGCGGTCAGAGATACCAGTATGTGCTGCGTACAAGGGCATTTCCACACAGTATCAGAGGTCAAATTTGTAGCTAATGATTACTCACTAAACTGGGGGATATCAACTGGTTGCTTAGTTAATAAAGATAGTTTGGCTATGGCTTATATGAAAGTTAATGTTTCAAAGCCAATATTAAGTTGTGCTACAATAACTGATGGTGTTCCATTTATAACACCAATGGTTTTGAAAAATAACGGATCATGGGATAGGAATATATATTTATGAAAGACAAGATAAATCCAAAGTATTATAGGAGAGGCATAGAAGTAGCTGATTTTATAGAAGAATATGATCTCAATTATTTTGAGGGAAATGTGGTTAAATATGTGGTAAGACATAAAGAGAAAAATGGCTTAGAAGATTTACAAAAAGCCAAATGGTATTTAGAGAGGTTAATAAAGAAATATGGACATTAGTAGATTAAGAGAAAGTATTATAGCCCATGAAGGTATTAGATATAAAGCCTATGCAGATCCGATCTTAGGAGAAACTGCTATGACTACAGGGGTTGGTCATCTAATCAGATTACCTCAGGAAGAAGAACTCTTAGAGAAAGAACTGACAATGGATGAGGTTATGGAAATACTTGATGGTGATATTGAAGTAGCCCTAAAAGATGCAAGAAGATTTATTGATGAAGATAGCATCCCTGAGGAAGCATTTGAGATAGTTGTAGAACTTTCATTCCAGTTAGGCTATCCAAGATTATCAGGCTTTAAAAAATTCCAAGCTGCTCTAAAAGAGAATAATTTTTTATTAGCAAAATCTGAGATGCTTGATAGCAAATGGGCTAGACAAGTTCCTGCAAGAGCAAAAAATTTATCAGATAAGATGGGTGAGATAAATGCTTAGTAAATTATTAGGTGGTGGATTAGTAGATAGTGTAGGAAAGATAGTTGATGAACTACATACATCTGATGAAGAAAAAGCCGCTGCAAAAATAAAACTTAAAGAATTAGATAACGCACTTAACAAAGCACAAACAGATATAAACTTAGCTGATGCAAAATCTACCGCTAAAGGCATTGGTGGTATGATGCAAAGAAGTTGGCGACCATTGATAGGTATGTCATGTGCATTAGCAATCTTTTGGGAATTTGTTTTAAAACAATTCATAGTATTTTTCCTTGCAGTTTTTGAAGTAGAAACTTTAGACTTGCCAAGTCTTGATATGAGTGTTTTGATGCCGCTTGTTATGTCATTGTTAGGCATGGCAGGACTTAGAACATACGAGAAACAAAAGGGGATAAGCAAATGATAGATATGATTAAAGATTGGTTTGAGGGATTTACACAACTCAAACTATGGATAAGAATATCAATGGTAGTGATCTTAGTAGTATTACTACATCATTGGGTATTGCACTAAGTGATAACATCTACCTCATCATTATCAGTTTTAATTAAACCAAGAATAATTGGTAGTAAGGGTAGAACATTTAAGAAATTAACTTTTGGTAAGTATAAAAGAAAAATGCCTAAGTTAAGATTTAGAGCCATGAGGATATTTAAATAATACCCTCATGGTTTTTTGCGGAGTATATACAATGTTAATACATCTTTAAGTATTAATGAAATATTCTAAAAATACAATACTCTACATAGAATTTGACGATCATGTCAGCACCTCACCATCTTGGGAAACCTTAGAAGAATTTAAAAAGAACAAAGTAGGCAAATGTATTGCAGTTGGCTTTTATGTTATGTCAGATGAAAAAGCGATCTATATTAGCACTATGAACTCAGAAGATGAACTGGGATCAGGTCATGTAATTCTTCATAGTTGTATTACCCATATATCAGAGCTAAAAATACCCAAAAAACCTGTTTTAAAGCCCATACAAGCACCATCTAAATAAAAAAGGGCAACTAGCTGATCAAACTAGCTGCCCACAGGAGGAACTTATTTAACTAAAGCTGAAAAATAAGACTAATTCCTAAATATACGAAAAAGCCTTTAAAAACAATGCTAACAAATATATTAATTATTTATAATTAAGTTATTGACAAATTATAAAAAAAAGTGGTACAACTATCTCAATGAAAAATACAGGAGAACTTAAAATGACTACAACTAAAATGAAAGCTGAAATGCAAGGTGTTGATTATGACATCAGATTATTAAATGCTTTAATGGAAGCTGACAAAGATTATAGACACATCTTTCAATCTCATGTTCACAAATCAAGATGGAATAGAGTAGTAAAACTTTTATCTGAAAGATATGGAGTTGAAAGATTTGATATCAATTTGATATTAGCTAACAACTGTTCATCTTTTGGTGGTGAAGATGGAAAAAAGTTTGTTAGACCAAATCCATTAAGAATGGAGATTAACTAGTATGCCTTTAACAATTACAAAGAGGATGCAGTCTTTAATAGACTGCATCAACACTATCCACAATGAAGAAGGTAATACACTTTCTAAAATGGACATCTTAAAAAATGCCTATTCAGATAGTCATAAAAATCATTATGGATCAAGACCACCATTACCTGCTCACTGGACTTACATAGATTACTTAAATGCTATGGATAGAATTGCAGCGAGTATTGAGTGGGATGAAAAAATGGAAAGACAAGAAAAATTATTAGCAGAGGGTAGAGTTGCTGAAGCACTTAACAATACTTACTCTAACTCACCATTTGCAAACTTTTATCAGGAGGTAAAATAATGTTTGAATTAGCAATCACTACATTTGCACACATAGCCATGATTGGTTTTACTTTATATTTCATTAAGGAGGTATTTACAGATGAGTAAACTTAAACAAAAACTATCAGATGAGGTTAGTGACTTAGCATGGTATGACACTGAAGATATGCGTGATATGACACCTGACATGGAAACAATTTATGTTTGGGCTATTAATCATGCACCTATTCATAAATTAAGAGAATGGAAAAAAGAATTTAAGCAAAATAAAAAAGAAAGAGAACAGGAGGAACAAGAATGACTTGGACAGTTCACTACGGATATCTCAATCCAAACGATACGATAGATACAACAGTTTTTGTTAAAGAGAATGATCGCAGCTATATTGCAGTTGCGATCTTCAGTGGGAAATCAAGATCAGTTTATAAAAAAGATAAAGACAAACTTTTTAATAGATTATCTGATCCTAAAATCTTAACAAAGAATTGGATTAGCAATTTTGTTGATCCTAAAGACAAGGCTCTAAAAGGTTTTATGCTCAGAATATTTGAGCAGAATAACCACACTAGAGAGATCAAAAACTTCTTAGAAGGGAGAATAAAGCATGACTACTAGACTAGAAGTAATCTATGGCAAGAAGCCAAAGAAAGACGAGTTTATCACCAAAGCTATTCCAATATCGCTATGTGATAAAATTGACAAAATAACTGAGGGATATGATGCACCTTTTTATGTAAAGCTGACTGCATTTATAACTCATTATGAAAAAACTAAAGACGCAAAGTATTAACCAAAGGAGGAACTTATTATGGAAAAAATACTTACATCAACTAACTATGACGACTTCAGCTTCTTTAAAGGTAATAGAGAAGTTGCAGCTATTAGAGTAAAAGAACTCTCAGAGAGTATAAAAAAACATGGGTTGATTAATCCGATTGTTGTAAATCATAACAAAGAGATTATTGATGGGCAGCATAGATTTCAAAGCTGCAAAACATTATCAATCCCAGTTAGATACACTATTCATAATATAGATGGATCTAAACTATTAGACTTAGTAAGAGATATCAATTCAGTTCAAAAAAACTGGACAAATCTGGATATTGGTAGAGCATATACTTTACATTCAGCTAATAAGAAAGATTATCAAAGATATCTTGAACTATATCAGTTAAAAGTTCCTCATTCTTTAATTTTAGAATGTGCGATATTTTTAAACACAACAGAAAAAGTAGATTCAAAAAATATTTACTATGATTTCAAAATGGGCAAATTTAAACTGCCTGAATATGTTTTTGATATTAGTAAATCTTTCATAAAACTACTTTATCATTCTTCTTTAGATCCGAAGGTTTGGAAAAGAGTGACATTCATCAGAGCCTTACTGCGATTGAACAGGCAGGATGATTTTAGTCTATATACCTTTATAGATCAGTATGAAAAATATCCGCAGCAGTGGGTGAACGCATATTCTGTTGAAGAAAATGCAAGAAGCATTATTCATATTCACAATCATAGAAGAAAGCAAAAAGCTAAATTCTATATAGTATAGGAGAAACTTAATATGCAAGAAATAGAAAAATCAGTATGTGATGTTTGCAAAGGCAATCACTACTTCATTGATGAAGATGGAAATGTCAATCAATGCCCTGAGTGCGTAAATCAGGGCTATGTTGATGAAGGAGAAATACCTAATGAATAATGAAACTAAACCATTCATGCACATCTTAAACAAGTGCTTTGAAAGAGAGGGAGAATTTGAAATCCCATTAGTTAAACGACAGGAGGAAAATAATGAAAGTAATACTACTATTACTACTTACCGCTTTCCTAAGTTCATGCTCATCAAAAATAATACACGATCCGAGAGGGAACAAGGGGGAAGAAGTTAGTATGCGATATTTAGACGATAAATATAGCTGCGAACAATTAGCCAGAGATAACACAAATAATATTGTTGAAGGCTATAAAGTCATTCATAACTGGTATATTAGACCATCTTTTCTTTTCTTAATTGATAAGATGGAATATAGTTATGATAATTTAGTAAAGGAATGTTTACGAGGTCGTGGACATTCCATACTTTAGGGAAGGAACTAAAATGGAAAATAAAACCGACAAGCTGCTTGAAGCACTTGAAGCAGCAAAGAAACAGTTTAAGCCATTAGCAAAAAATGGAAAAAACAATTTCTTTAAAACTCAAAACGGAGTGCATGAATACAGTACATTAGTTGATATTAAAAATGCCACCGAAGAAGCATTAAATGCTCATGGCTTATCTTTGTACTATACGATCACATTTGAAAACGATCTACATTTCCTGACTACTAATCTAGTACACACAGGAACAGGTCAATTCATCCAATCCAAATCAGTAATAGGTGGTGCAACGAACACACCGCAGCAGAACGGATCTGGGATAACCTACTACCGCAGGTATCACATCCAAGCTATGCTGAACTTAGAAGCTGACTTTGATGATGATGGAAACAAAGCATCAAATGTAGAAAAGAAAGAAGAAAAAAAACAACCAATTAAAGGAGGCTTATAATGGCACAATATATAACTTTGTTTTTTAACGATAAGAAAGAAGATGGGGATGCTCTACCACTTTATCAAAATGGTAAAGTTCAATTTGAAGAAACTATGACTTTAGAAAAGGGTAAGTTTTATCAAGTTGCCTTATGGAAAAAAACCAAAAATAAAAATGGTGAAGAAATCAATGCTCTATCAATTAAGATTGATGAAAGTGACTACTGGAACGCAAAGAGCAAAGAGGAAGTGCCATTTTAAATTGACTGGGGATGGGTTTAGGCTCATCCCCAACACACAGGAGAAACTAATGAGAAAGATACATGAATATAAGATCAAATCTTTATACAAAGGATTTGCACCAGTTAGAGATAAAGTAATCAATGACTGTAAGATCAGAAACCAAGATATAGCTATTTTGGTTTATAACAAAAAAATGATACTGCCTATTGAGAGTTTTGAAAACTTCTCTTACTCAGTACCAGTGAAAGATAAATTTACTTCTGACATTCATCAGCTTTTGTATTTTGAATTTAAGGAAGAAAACAAACAACAAACTAATTTATTCTAAGGGGGAACTATGAATAAACAAAAATTTGAAGAATGGGATTTGCTACCCATGTCATATAGCAAATTAAACTCATGGAAATCTTACCCATGTCAGTTCATCATCAATAAAATCTATAAGATAAACACAGGAACAAATCCTGCTATGTTTACTGGAGTAATCGTAGAGGAACTGCTAAAGGATCTATTAGAGGGTAATGATAGTGAGAATAATACCTACCATGCTCTTAAAGACTTTCAGAAACAATTAGCAGATTATCACGATCAAAAAGAAGTAGCTAAATATCTTGAGTTAATACCAAAGTTTTATGAAAACTGTAAACCATTGTTTAATAGATTTGGTAATCAGCAGCTTCATTCTTACCAAGAACAATTAACAACAGAAATAGAAGGAATTAATTTTGTTGGATATTCGGACTTTGTATGGGATTTAGGAGATGAGGGTATTCATGTATTTGATCTTAAAACAAAAGGCAGAATGGCTCTAAATCCTAGCGATAAGTTGCAGCAGTGGGTTTATAAGAAGGCATTAGAGGAAAAATACCAGAAACCAGTGCATTGTAATTTATTTGTTGTGACACCAACGAAACATCATTTTGAGGAAATAGTCTTTACGCAGGAGCATGAGATAGAGATAGTCAATGCTCTCAAAGGTATTGATAAAGTGTTGCATTTTTGCAACAGTCCTAAAGACTGGGCTTATTTATATCAACCAAACAAAAGTGACTTTATTTGGAACAATCCAAAAATGGTAGAGGCGAGGAAACAGATATGGGGTATCTAATGGGTAAATTAAGAGGATTTGTTGCTGATAAGGAAAGAAAGATAGTCAGGTGTATAAGTTGTTGGAAAAAATACACTAAATTTATGTCAATAAAGTTGTATCAGCACAAAGAAGATTATAAATGTATTAGATGCTTCAATGGGGGAACGAAACTATGGCAAAAATGATCTTTATAAATTATTGCCCTGATGATCAATTATCTGGGTGCATGATACTCAGCTATAAAGCTGAACTAACTTACAGAAGGCTACAGGACTTAATCTACACTAATGACGATAATCTTTTTGATGATGCTATCATATGGGATCTAGCTACAAGAGGATATACTGAGGAAGCACCTGCTATTAAAGAAGAACTTATCAAAAAGGGTAA